CTGCTCTTGCCTTGCTTGGTCTCGGTGTTATTGGTCTTGGGTTTATCCGCTATAAGCACAAGCCGACATCACATAACTATGCATAAGTAGGAGCGCGCGATTTTTTGTTTGATGGGCAACCATCACTGCCACTAAAGGCGCAGCCAGGACCGCAATCAGCGTTCCTGGCTACATCCGCAGACATTGCCATTTATGGTGGTGCTGCTGGTGGCGGTAAGACTTATGCACTACTGTTAGAAGCCGCTCGACATATTGATAATCCAGAGTATGGCGGCGTTATCTTTCGTCGTGAAGCGGTGCAGATTACTAACGAAGGTGGCTTGTTCGATACTAGTTGGCAAATCTATGGTGAACTAGGCGCCACTCCTAGACTATCACCACAGCATCAGTGGTTATTTGAATCCGGCGCATCTATTACTTTTGCCCATCTGCATAACATCTTAGATGTTAATGATTGGCAAGGATCACAGATACCATTTATTGGTTACGATGAACTAACGCATTTTACCGAGTGGCAATTCTGGTATATGCTTAGTCGTAACCGTAGTATGTGCGGGGTAGCGCCATACATTAGAGCAACCTGCAATCCTGATGCTGACAGTTGGATTGCAGATATGATCACTTGGTATATTAACCAAGATACTGGATATCCGATACTTGAACGTAGCGGTATCATTAGATACTTTGTGCGGTCTGATTCTAAGTTAGTATGGGCAGATTCCCGCCAGGAGCTTCAATCACAATTTCCTAGTTTAGAGCCGAAATCATTTACTTTCATACCTGCAACATTAGATGATAACCAAATCTTACTTGCTGCTGACCCTGGCTATAAAGCTAATTTAACAGCACTCAATAGAGTTGAACGTGAAAGGCTGTTAAGTGGCAATTGGAAAATTAAGCCGGTATCAGGTTCTTATTTTCCTGCTCATTGCGTTAGTATACTGCCGGCTATTCCTACTGATGTAAAAGTGTGGGTTAGACGGTGGGATTTAGCAGCAACAGAACCAAGTGAAACTAACCCAAGTCCTAGTGCTACGGCATCAGTGCTAATGGGCCGTAGAGAGAATGGCCGCTTTGTAGTTGCCCATGGTATCAATATACGTAAGAACGCACATATCGTTAGAGAAATAATAAAGAATACCGCAGAACAAGACAAAGCTAATTATGGTAGGAAAGTAGTTATTGTATTGCCACAAGATCCTGGCCAAGCCGGCAAAGAACAAGTTACTAGTCTAACATCTATGCTAGCTGGTCATCGTATTACTTCTGTTAGAGAAACTGGACCAAAAGGAACTAGAGCAGAGCCACTATCAGCACAATGGCAAATTGGCAATGTTGATATTGTCGATGGCCCATGGGTTAAAAATTACTTGTCAGAAATGGAATCTTTCCCATCTAAAACTCATGATGATTACGTTGATGCTAGTAGCGGTGCATTCCTTGAATGTATTGCTGGCGCAGATAAACAGAAGCAATGGCTGGCGCTAGCATCATGAGACAAGACGGTTTTCAAAATGTTCTGTCTGGTCTTAATACGACTGGACTAGATAGAACATCGAATACTTTCTATCGCAGTAATAATTGGCGTCGTGGTCTAGAGCGCTATTGGTCTAATAGATTTTCGCTGTATGATTATGGTGATCTATACTTGAACAATGGTATCGTGCAGAAGATCATTGATAGACCATCTGATGATTGCTTTCAACAAGGCGTTATAATAGAGGGAGATGAGGAAGGCGCTATTGAAGATGAATATGATCGTTTGTTTGTGCTACCTAAATTGGCTGATGCGGTTAGATGGTCAAGGCTGTATGGTGGAGCAGCCATACTAATCATCGCTAAAGATGGCGGCACCTTTGAAGATGAATTAAACTTTGATGCAATTGATACTGTAGAAGAATTGCAAGTCTATCCGCTACCAAGCATTAAGCCTACTGAAATTACCTATACTGCTTTTGATACTGATAATGTCAGGAAAATTGGGCAACCAATGTTCTACGACATTACCGCCCCAGGAGTTCAAGTATTTAGAGTTCACGAAACCAGACTATTATTAATGTCTGGCGAACCATTGCCTGATAGATTTGTGCATATGCAGTCTATGAATTGGATTGGTCGTTCAGTTATTACTGGTTGCATAGAGGACATTTCGCGATACGATCAAGCCTTACAGTGGTCAATAAGACTACTTGAGCGTAAGCAACAAGGCATCTATTCCATGGATGGTCTAGGTGAATTGTTCGCTCAAGAAGCAGATGATTTGGTTTCTAAGCGGATCAACCTTGTTGATCTTGTCCGTGGTAATCTCAACAGTGTCGTTGTGGATAAAAACGATAGTTACACTATTGAGAACCTTGGGCTTGATGGCATACAATCTGTATTGCAAGAATATCAAGTTGCGATTAGCGCTTCAGCTAACATTCCTGTGGTTATACTATTTGGTAAGTCCACCACTGGACTCAATGCTACTGGTGCTGGTGATCTGGAGTCTTATTATGGAATGGTCGGCCATATCCAGCATGTTATCGCCAAACCAGTATTGGAGAAACTAACAGCTATATTGTATGTCCAACGAACCTATACCGGACAACTACCGGACACTTGGCATATTGAATTTAATCCGCTATGGCAAGCTAGCGATCAAGAACAAGCAACCGCCAATAATCTAAATCAGCAAGCTAATAATACTGAAGTAACGATGTTGATGACTTTGATGAATGGAGGAATTATTTCGCCAGAAGAAGTGCGTAAGATTGTTGTCAATAAATATAGTGATTATGACTTCCCTGATGAAATACCGGACACAGCAGTTTCTGCTATGGACTATGCTGCTGGTATAGATACTTCGCAACTAGATGTTCCACAAGATCCTAATAAGCCGGCAACTACGCCATGAGTAACGAATGGAAACGAACTGAATGTAAACGTGGCCACAAATATGTGGAAGGTTCGTGGACATGGTCAACCACTGGCAATAGAGATTGTAAAGAATGTAAGAAGATACGCGAGAAAAACAAACAAGTAAGAGTCAAGTTCAAAACACAATTCAGTAAAGATGCTGCTAAGTCGAGGTTGGCTAATGGTTGATTATGTTACCAGAGGCTCTATGTGCGGTTTGTCGGTACGCACACGGAATACGACAAGATCGACGTTGAGGAGGTGTGACATGAGCAGAATTCGAGCGATCCGAACCACGGCAGACTATGCTGCCGCGCTGGCCCGCATCGACGTGCTCATGGACGCCGAGTACGGCACTCCGGCGGGCGAGGAACTGGATGTCCTTACCGATCTTGTTGGACTGTATGAGTCCCGGCACGCGCCAATGGGATATCCGAACCCCATCGAAGCAATTCGCTTTCGCATGGAGCAGGGCGGTTTTACGTGAAAAGAAAGCTGCTGATATACACAAATTCAATAAAGCATTCACTAAAAATGCTTCTAAGCTAAGGGCAAGTAATGGTTGATTATGTTACCAGAGATGAATTTAATGAATTGGAGGCACGGGTAACTGTGCTTGAAGGTGGCCAGTCGCCAGTAGCACCACCTAATCCTATTACTAATGGTATTCAAGCGAAACGCATTGCTTCTCTAATTGGTTTGTTTGGCGTAAACACTTTTAGTTCGCTAGACGAACATAACCAATGGGGATCATGGCCGGCTGATTATCGCCCTGATAGTGTTATTGCTGCGTTACAATATATCCTTGGAGATAGTGGTCACGCATTTCGTATCCGCGAATATCATTACGCTGGACGCGAAGATATGCAACGCGATTGGCTAAGTCAAATTGTTACTGCTATACCTGGCACTGAAGTAACGTTATGCGTTGGTGCTAATGGTTCGACTAATGATGTTCCGTCTATGATTAGTCTAGCTGCCGATCCTGAATGTGGAGTTAAATGGATCGAAGGATTGAATGAACCTAATACAAATTTTGGTAGTGGTGAAGTTCCATTTAATGTAACGCTAGATATACAAGATGAACTATGGTCTGAGCATTTGAACGCCAAAGTAATGGGGCCAAGTATCGTTGCTGGAACTCCGCATCCAGAAGGATGGATAACTGGTTACTGTGGAAACCAAGATAACTTGGATTCTCTTAACGCTAAATTTGATCACGGCAATGGGCATTATTATCCTCCTGGCAATCCTGACGTTCCTAATACTGGATATTCGGTCAATGAATACATCGGTGGATTGTGGGGTGTATATGCACAAAAGCCAATCCACCTGACAGAATTTCATCCAACACTATACAATAATGAAGGACACAAACCAGATCAATCTGGTTGGTCAGGTGAAAGAGATGCATACTATACTTTGATAACTCTATTGCGTTGTGCCCAAAACGGCACTATTGGTCTATGGTGGTATGCTCTATTCGACTATGGAACTGCTTATCTTTGTGGGTTGTTTCCGAAGGATCACGCAAATGATCCTCGGCCAGTAGCAGATGCTTTGAAGAACCTATGTAGTATATGTCATGATCGTGGGGATAAGCATGGCTTTGAGCCTGGCAAATTGGATATTATTGTATCTGGTATGAATGAAAATATGGATTATGTTGTATATCAAGCAAGCGATAATCGGTTTCTAGTGCCTATTTGGTATTCTGCTAAGGATGAAAATAAGGTTGAAATTATAGTATCATTCGATAAGGCCAAGAAATCAATCAAAGTATTCGATCCTATGGAAAGTAATGTTGCTACTGATACTAGACATGATGCCGTATCTGTGGCGATAGAAATGGCGCCAGGAGTAATGATTGTTGAAGTAAATGCCTAGAAAGCGGCCTAAGATTGTGCCGATGAAATATCCCATCGGCCAGGAGTTTGCGTATCGCAAGATACTACTAAACATGAACCGTAAATATAAACAAATTCTGAAGCGTAATATGTCGCCATATGTAGAAATAATGGCGAAAGAGGCCACTGCTGTGCACTTGCCTACTGGTCAAATCCGACAAGATGCTTTGGGTTGGCAAGATCAACTTAATCAGATAATGCAAAAGATTGCCACTGATATGCGGCAACCTACTAATCAAGCGATTAAAGAAATGCTACGGGTTGGGCCACAAGTTAACCAATACAATAAGGCTGAATGGACTAGATTGATTCGTTCGCAATATGGTGTTGATCCTACTAAGGAACGGCCAGAACAATTCAAAGTATTGCTAGAGAATTGGTCTAGAAACAACAGCCTTCTAATCAAAGATATCCCGCATAAAACTTCCTTGCAAATTGCCGAACAAACTAGGCAAGCTTTGATTGATGGCACCAACTTGAAGGATGCTAAAGAAGCAGTATTCAATATAATGTCTGAAAGAACTGATGTATCAGATAGTCGCGCTAAACTAATTGCGCGTGATCAGATTGCTAAACTAAATGGCCAATTGACGATGGAACGTCAAGTTGATATGGGTGTAGATAGTTACATCTGGCGAACAGTGGGGGATGAACGGGTTAGAGATACTCATGCTGATAATGAAGATCAAACATTCACTTGGGATAATCCGCCAGCAGAAACGGGTCATCCCGGTGATGATTATCAGTGCCGGTGTTGGGCAGAACCGATCTTACCAGAATTTTTAGAGTTCCAAGCATCACTGTTGGAAGAAGCTGATGCCTAGTAGATATGACAATATAACTATTACTGCGGAGCGTAGTAAAGATGGTTGGATTATTGATCGACCAGTAATTACACGATCGGGTATATTTGTATACAAAGATGCTAGTGGCAAATCAATTCGTGAATACCGACCAGATGAAGAAGTATTCAAAGCTGATAGTCTTACTAGCATCAGAGGAATGCCCATCACCGACGGACATAGAGGTATCCTTAACACTAACAGTAACCTTGACGGCATCGTTGTCGGTTCGGTTATGGGGCCAGGAGTAAAGCAAGATAGTGATGTAGTTGCTGATATCGTAATTCATAACGTTAATAAAATAGGGAAGAAACGAGAATTATCTTTGGGTTATGAATGTCGTATTGATGCTGTTCCTGGCGAATGGAATGGACAAAAGTATGACCAAGTTCAACGTGATATTGTTTACAATCATCTCGCGGTAGTAAACAAGGGTCGTGCCGGTAATGCTCGCATCAGGCTTGATGCGGATGAATTGGTCTCTTTTGAAGTGGAGGACGATATGCCTGATGTTCCATTGTCGAAATTTAGGTCTGACGGGATTGAATATCCCGCTGCGCCAGAGGTAATTAACTATATCACTAAGCAGAAAGAAGAGATTGCTTTGCTTACTACCCGTGCTGATAAAGCTGAAGCAGAGCGTGATACTGCTAAGAATGAACTGGCCAATCTTGCCAAGACTCATAAAGAGTCATTGGACAAAGAGCGCATGGTTGCTCGTGATCGCATTAAGCTTGAAGATAAAGCCAATCAGCTTTCTATTAAATTTGATGCGGATGATTCTGATCGTTCTATCAAAGAAAAGATCATCAATAAGCTTGGCAATGAGCTTAGGTTTGATGGCAAATCTGATGACTATGTTAATTCTGCTTTCGATCTAACACTTGCTCATGAAGAGCAGAAAAATAAAACTGCGAAAGGGCAACGCGAAAAGACCACGACTAAACAGGATGAAACTAAATCTTCTGGTGGCAGTTCTGCCGATGCCAGGGAACGTATGCTGCGTCGCATTCGTGGTGAAAAGGAAGCTGCATAATGTCTGGTTCTGCTTATGCTAACTATATGGCCCCTGCCTTTATTGGCATGAAGGCTGATAGTATGGAGGATAATGTTGATACCTTTCCGGCATCAACATTGATTAATGTAGGCGTAGCAGTGCAAAGAACTGCGGCTGGCGCTGCTACTATTAAGCCCGGTGCTGCTTCTGCTGCACTTTGCGTTGGTGTTGCGCTGCACGATCATATCATCGGATACAATGGTGGATATCGCCAATATGATGCTGTTTCAGTATTGACTCGTGGTCGCGCTTGGGTTGCCGTTGATGATGCTACTGGTGTCGTTGATGGTGCTGCGGCTAAAGTAACAGCGGCTACTGGTGCATTCAATACTACTGGAACGATTGCGGTTACTAATGCTGTATTTCGTTCTGCCGCTATTGACTTGTTGAATGTTGATTGGACAACTTACACCAAAGGTGCAATTGTCGAATTGCATTATCCTCTGGTATAATAGGAGAAATGTATTATGCCTGGACCGCTTGATCACCAGCATTACAGTGAGGATGATCTTACTGTATTGCAGAATGCGCCGATCATCAAAAATAACTTCAGGGAAGATGCTGATACTATCTTTCTTGCACGACAACTTGACTATATCCGCGCCAATACTTATGATCGTCAACTACCTGCCATCAATGCCGATCGGCTAGTCCCAGATGATACTTCAGTTCCTGAATGGGCAGAAAATGTCTGGCAATATGCGTTCGACATGGTGGGTATGGCCAAGGTTATATCTAACTATGCTGACGATCTACCTCGTGCTGACGTTCGCGCTACCAGTAGAATGACGACTGTTAGAACACTTGGCGATAGTTATGGCTACAATATAAATGAACTAAGAGCCTCACGGCAAACTGGTCAGGGTCTAGATGCTCGTAAGGCGGCAGCGGCCAGGAGAGCAATGGAACTAAAGATTGCCGATATCAAGTTGCGTGGTGATGCTAACTATGGATTGTTTGGATTGTTTACTCATCCAAATCTTCCTGTGCTAGTATTGACTAACGCTGGCGATTGGACATCTCTTACTGGCGATCAAATTCTTGCTAATCTAAACCAGTGGGTGGTGGCTTATCAGAACCAAGTCAAAGGCACGCATACGCCGAATGTGCTTAGTCTCGCGCCTAAGGCTTACAATGCCGCGTCTACTAAGTTCATCACTGGTGCTTCTGGTCTAACTCCCATCACTCCGCTGCAATGGTTCCGGGGCAATTACCCTGGTATTGCTGTTGAAAATGTCTGGGAAATGCAGCTTGCTGCGGTGAGTGGCACTAAAGATTTGGGTCTGCTCTATGAGCGTAGTGCGGATAATATTTCGCATACGTATGTGATGCCGTTTACGCAGCTTCCGCCAGAAGCGCGCAATCTAGAAATCGTTACTGATTGTATCGCGCGATCTGGCGGTGTCAGTATCTTCTATCCATTGGCTTTGCTTTCCGCTGTTACTACCTGATAGGAGAACAACTATGTTTGCGATCCTTAATAAATCTGAACGACTAATCACTACTCATCTTGGTGATGCTTTGCCTCCTGGCCTTCCAGTAGCAGTTTCGGAAGTAACCATGGAACATCCGTCAATGCAGGCATTGGCTAATGAAGGCTTGCTTGAAGTGGTAGAAATTCAAGACCCACCACCACCGCCAGAGCCAACGCCTACCCCGACGCCAGAGCCTACTACTGAAGGTGGAGCTAGAGTTCAGCAGCCTCCAACACAACAGCGTCCCGCGCCAAATCCTCCAACACAACAGTCTCGGTCTTAGTAATGACTATTACTGTAACCAATCAATCTTCTCGTTCATTTATCTTGGGTGGGGAAATGATACTTCCCCATACCCCTTTGGAGATTAGCGAAGAAGTCAAATTTGTTATTGACAATAGTCCATATCATAGTTTCTTCACCTATGAGATTACTGAAGATGTGCCTCCTGGTAGAGATGCACGCCAGGAGGATGATGAACATCGACAAGTTTCTGAAGAAGAACAACGCGATCGTGATCGTTAATGTCTGACGCTGTTGATCCTCCAGTATATTGGACTGATGTAAAGGCCATATTACAATTGTTCTTTCCGCAATATTTTGATCCTGCTAATCCAGCATATATTGATCCTGCATTGATGGATATGTTACTTGCTATTTCAGAAGAAGCGCGCCCTTGGTGTTTGTCTACCAATAGACAAAATTTTGCCCAAGCAATGTTTGTTGCATATCTTATTTCTGTTCAAGAAGAAACATCATCTGGTAAACCAGTTCAATCTTATGTTGGCCCTATTTCCCAAGAGAAAGAGGGTGACGTTTCGATTACTTATGCTGCGGTTACGCAATCCACTGGCACTGAGTCTAGGCGACCATCAAGCAATCCTTGGGATGCTTGGAATAGAATGTGGAACATTTGCACTAAAGGCGCAATAACAACGAGGTTTGGCGATCCATGCCAGTCACCATCATGGACAAGGACTATGGATTCAAACGTATTGAGCTTGACTTTAAGGCGTTACGCGGTAGAGGCGTCAAGATCGGTTTGATGGGCAATGATCAAGTTGAAGGTGTTTCTGTAGTGGACTATGCCACTTACAATGAGTTTGGCACATCGCGCATTCCTGCGCGTCCATTTATGCAAACAACCGCCGATACTAGCAAAGAAACAGTTACCAAATTTACTGAATATCTTGTTGGAAGAATGATAGATGGTAAGATCACCGATACAACAGTGTTGCAAAATCTTGGCGCGAAGTATCAATCTCTTGTTCAGAAAACGATAAGCGACGCTAAGAATTGGGCGGTTCCTAATGCTCCTGGCACTATATTAGCAAAAGGATCAAGTTCACCACTTATCAATACTGGTCGCATGGTCGGTGCTGTTCGGTATGAGGTAGTATGACTACTTCATTTCGCACTTCATATGAGGTTATTCAAAGAGACATTGGTCAAATTATTAATGGTAAATACATTCTTGCTGATGATACTGGAATCAAAATAACAGTAATGGCATCAGTGCAAAATCCATCATCTAGAGACTTATCACTTATAGAAGCTACGCCATACGGCAGACGTGCTGGCAGGCGAATTAAAATTTACACTGAAACAAGACTACGCTGTGCTAATCAAGAAATTGCTCCTGGCCGTGAGCGCTATGCCGGTGATATCTTTCTGTTTGATGGTTCACAATACTTGTTATTTGGCGAAGCCAACTTTAACACCTTAGCACAATCCAGAGATACGCAAGTTTCGCACTGGCGTTATTATGCCTTGGAAGTAATTGAGACGGAACAATTTGAGCAAGTTCCTTGATTGATAAGTTGTATGATCTTGTAACTAAGGCGGTGTCGTTGACCGGCAATAATTGGCAAGTGATATTTGCCAATCAAAATGTTCCACGTCTAGTTAAGCCTTACGTTCAGTTGAACGTTACCAACATTGATATTCCTGACCATATGTATTATTCGCCGCCAGATGAAACTGGTGGAGTAACAATTTCAGGTTGGCGTAAGGCCACCGCTGAGATACAGCTATATCATGGTATCAATTCGCTTTCTGCCATTAGCGCTTTGGCTATGGTTCTACAATCGCCAACCATGCTTGATTATCAAGCTGGGATAGATTGTGCTATTGGACAACGTTTATTTATTGGTTATGTTCCAGAGTTGTTGAACCTTTCACAATGGGAAGGTAGAGGCATCTACCATTTTGAATTCTTCTATACAGAAAGCATAAATGATAATGCAGGATTGATAGATACGGTAATACTTCACGGTAGTTATATCGGTGGCGCCAGCGATCCTGATATCTATAAGATATTCGATCCTGAACCGATAACTGCTGTAATAGTTTGTGACGAAACCATCCCAGGTCCAAATGCGCCAGGAGCAGGCACCGATTGGGATGCTGATGAAACCCCCTGGGATAAGAACGAAGTCACCAAATGGGATTAACGCGTTTTTCGCTCGCGTGGCAAGCGAAAATTTAGGGGAGTATGTGTCACGGCCAATATCGACCGGATCGTCAATGTTACTATCTCACTGCAAACAGCGTCTATTGCGCAGCAAACCTTTTCTGATTTGTTGTTGTATGGAATATTTACACCCATTGGTGGTGCTAAGGTAGGCATCATTACTAGCATTGGTGATCTTGCTGCTTATGGCGTGACTTCTACAATGCCAATATATAAAGCAGCATCGGTATTCTTTTCGCAGATACCACATCCACCACGACTATACATTGGTTTGTCTACTGGCGCCACTGATCCTACTGCTGATCTTGATGCGATTAAAGCAGAGAACAATAATTGGTATGCCTTTTGTAACGTTCTTCATGACGAAACGAAAGTGGTTAAGGCCGCTCAATGGGCAGAGGCTAATGAGAAACTATTTGTTACAGTGTTGTCTAATGTATTGAACTCTAGTCCTGCTGCTACTGATACTACATCTACTGGCCACTTGCTTATGGCAGGAAACTATTTCCGCACTGCTTGGTGGTATGATACCAATGTTGGCGATTTCCCTGATGTTGGTATCGCGGCCAAGAGTTTCACTAAAAATCCTGGCAGTGAGACTTGGGCTAA